ACTTTTCTACTTTGTAGAGATTTAGCCGTCTGAATAACTTCTGCTCTAGCGAATTCAGCCAGAGCGCCGGATTGGCGCTTGGCCTCATCGTTGGCTTCTTCACCCATATTCTTCAATGCCTTGAATACTTGGCGCAGTTCCGTCTTATCTAGCGCGACTACTTCATCCGCCATTGCGTTGCTCCAGTATCTCTATAGCTGTGAGAATATCTTCGGCAGTTTGCCAGTGATCCATAGGAATCTGTGTGGCTATTGCCAGTTCAACTAAGAGTCGGCTTACGCTTCCTCTTGGATGACTTTTGGGTCGCCTTCACCTACTTCAACATCCGCAACTGATTCCATCCAGACATCGAGTGTCTTGGTTGGCTTGCCTGCTGCCTCACGCTTCATGGCGCTGTGCGCGACATAAAGAATGTCCCACATCCCGCCAAACTGAGAGATAACCTTTTTAGTTGTCATCTCCCAGCGGGCGTAATCTGGTGGACGAACCATGTAGGTGGTTTCGGATCCATCTATATATTTAATTGTTATTTGCTGTTGCATTGTTTGCTCCCGTTTCTATCGGCTTAGGAGAATGTCTCAGTGACAGTTCCGTTTGCGACCTTGAATGTGAAGTCTACAGTCTGTGCGTCTGTTCCGGCGCCTCCTGCTGTTGGAAATTCAGGAAGAATTGGGAAAACGAACTGAGCGCCTGTAGCAGCTGTAAGAGTTACTGAAATGGTGGTGTCTGGTGCTTCTGCTGCTGCCCAAAGTGCTTCGCATACAGATGAGGTCTTGCCCCAGTCAGCGAGCATTGAAAGAGCAAAGGTTGCCTCTGTGTTAACAGTCTTGTAAGCCTCGCCGTCGAGAGTCTGGTAGGTCTCACGAACGTTGGTCTTTGTAAGAACTGCTGAAAGTGCTTGAGCCTCGATATCTGTTCCACCTGTGAAAGATAGAGAAATATCGCGACCTGTGATTACTGTGGTTGCCATTATTTATCCTTAGTTTGTTTGTGTGTAGTAGGTAGAAACTCTGATATCTGCCACCAAGACATTGGATGGGCCGACCTGAGTAACCGTTGGTTTTTCAACCGCTCCGACTGTGTACCCTGCTGGGATCACCTTCAGAACACTTATGACGAGCTGCTCGAGATTGTCGAGCGATGCAGGGTTGCTGTTATATGCAACTGCAACTGAGATAACAAGATTAATTTTTACATGCAAAGTTGAACTGCTAATCGTTTCAAGTTCAAGATATGGAGAATCCGGAACTGTAACCACGAATGGAACCATTGGAGCCTCTGGGACGTAGGCGTAGACGTTGCCTGCGACGCCTGCAAAGGCTGTGGCTAGTGGTTGACGGACTGTATCGAGAATTGTGTTAGGCATTACTGCACCATTGAATCGGTATCGATGTATGGCCCCAATAAACCAGATACGCGGTTAAATAAGCTGCGACCCAAGCGATATGGGCTCACGTTTGTAAAGTCAATGCCTTCAATCTGACCGCCTGGAGCGATGCGAGACTGGAACACTTCTACTGACACCGCTAGGACTGCTGACTCGACTGCGCTAACGCCAACGTAAGTTGCTGCGCCTGAAAGAGTAGCCAAGCCTGAAGGAATAACGTTTTTTAGAGCAATGTCTGCGTTTGTAATGGCTACAGTAAAGAGATCATCATAAGAATCGGCAATAGTGAAAGTACCGTTAAATGGGGAGCCGCATCCTGTGATGACTACGCTTTGACCCGCTGAAAATTGGTTTTCACTAACTGTTTTATATGTTGCTACGTTTGCCTCGAGTTTAACTTCATCAATGGCAACTGCATATTTGACCAGCATTGGCAGAATAACCGCTTCAGCTGTATCAATCACATCTGTGAGATAAGCGTCGTTATAGAGGGAACTAGAAACGCCAAGGACAGAGCGAAGTTGCTGTAACTATTGTTGCCATTTCTAGTTCCTCTCGTTAAACGGCTGGGGGAGCCACCGGGAGCAGCAGCCCCCCCATGATTAGTTTGGACTACGCAACCATCCAGCGGTATGCGCCTGCGCCAAGTTTTGTCGCAACTGCGCCATAACCGTAGTAACCAACCTGAACCTGACCTGTTGAGATGAGGTTTGACTGGAGTGAGAGGCGTGGGCTCTCGTACCATGTGTAAGCATCTGGGTTAACAACAATCATTGTGTTGTCGCCAACGCCTGAACCTGTTGTCATGTTGCGGTCTACGCGGAGGTTAAGTCCGAGAAGGTTTCCACGAACGCCAGTTGCTGTTAGGTCGCCGCCTGCGTTCTGTGGGTTGATTGTTTGCTGGAATACTGGACGGTTTGAACCATCGACAAGTCCCATCAATGCGCCCCATTGTTCTGGAGATACGATGATGTTTTGAGCAAAACCAAGGGTTCCCTTGTAGATAGATACTGCTGCATCTGATACGAAATCAGCGATGTTTGCAGCTGAAACTGTACGGTTTCCGCCGTCTGTTCCGCCAGCAATAAGAGCTGTTAGAACTGCAGCATCTGTTGCCTTAGCGTATGCAAACTCCATCTGACGAACGAGTTCAGCAAAGAACGCTGGAGAACTTCTGTCAAGAAGCTCTAAACTGAAGGTCTGCTGGCCAATGTACTTGGAAACTGACACGCTGACGAACTCGGAGTTCTGGTCGGTTTCAGATGGTGTTCCACCTTCAGATGCTGCTGCAACTGTTGGAGCAACTGTGATCTTAGGAATTTCGAATGTCATTCCTGCATCTGGAAGAGCGCCACGAGAGATTGAGTCAATCGCTGGACGGTCTGCGTTTGAGATGCCGTTGATAACTTCGGTTAGTTGACGTGTTGGAACGAGTCCAGCGTTGTCTGTTGTGTCTGCTGCTGCTGCAACGTACATCTTTGATGTTTCGTTACCGAGTGAAGCGCGGACTGAGTGCTCGAGATAAGAAGCCTTATCAACGATTGGATTACGAACTGTTGTTGAAATGTAAGGTGCTGTTGCAGCCTTAACTTCAACCTTAGCAGCCTCTACCGTTTCTGCGGCAGGAGCAACTTCTGGAACGGTAGTGTCTGACACTTGTTCTCCTTCTGTGGTTGATTGTGTTTCTTCCTGAGTTGTCTCAGAAACTTCGGTATCTACTGCCGCTACTTTTGCGACTTCTGCGCCGGGAATTGCGCCATCTGTAACAAGGCTGACCTCTACGAGATTGGATGCCTTGATAGCCATTACGCCATCTTCGTTATCCCACTCTTCGACATCTACGCCAACGCTGAAATCGCTACGCAATCCAGTTGCGGCCTCTTCGAGGGCGTCATTACCAGCGGTTGTTTTTGCAATCTTGAATTCGGCAATAATGCCTTGATCGTCTTGCTCGAATGACATGAGTTTGCCCAATGGACGAGTAGTGTCATGCTGCAAAACCAACTTGGTGTTCTTAGCCATGGTGATTGAATCTGGCTTGAACATAGTGCGGCCTGCTGAGGTATTGCCTTCAGCGTTCCATGAAACGATACGCCCCGCAATAATGCGTGACTCTGTGTCTGCTGCTGTAATAGCAACTGGCATCGTTATCTTCATCGGGTCTCCTTGTTATCGATTAGATCTTCCTCTTCACGAATCTGCTCGACGCTCATCGCGCCAATTCGATTAAGGATTTCGTAAACCTGAGCACGCTGTAGCGCGTCAGTTCTTAAGAATTCATCCAATGAGAAACGAATCTCACCAGTTGAAGAGATAAAGTCCGGCATAGATAGACGCTGTTCAATAGCGGCTAAGATTGGCTTCATTGAAAAATCGATAAGCGAGCGACGCTCTGAAACGCTGTTGCTGTAGGTCATGCTGTTGGTTTCAGCGCTAACAAAATAAGCAGGAAGGTTGCAAGCGCGAGCCAATTCCAACGCGACGTACTGACGAGCCTGATTCAGCTGTAATTTTTCTGGATCGATGCCCAACGCTTGCAATTCAACATCGGCGTTAAGAAACGCAGTTGACTTTGTAAGTCTGGCGGTGCGCCATGATTCGAGAAGTTTAGAAATACGTTCTGCTGGCAGGTTAGTGCCATTGGACTTAAGAACTTGTAGTGGGACTGGCTCTTTAGCAAAAGTTTCTGCTGCTTGCTCGAGTGCATGAGCTGCACGAATGGTGCGACCTGCGCGATTTAGCAATCCTTCATCGAGGCCATAGAACACGACAAGAGAACCGACTCCATTATTAGGAACTACTGAACCATCTACCTGGTATCCAATGATTTCGGTTTCGTTATTGTTTAGTTTGACGGTTACGCGATCTGGTGCAACGCGAGTCCATGCGCGAACGCGTCCTGTGTCGCCATATTGCTCTAGGACTTGGCCATAACCAACGCCATGGAATAGTAAATCTTCTGCAAGCCATGCATAGATAGCAGAACCGGGAACGCGTGGGTCTGGCTGATTAATTACTGCTGGTGTTGACATATGTGAACCATCGAGCTTTGAATATTGCTCGAGTGGTAATGAAGCAAGGGTTGAGCAGATGATATTTCTAGCACGCGCAATAGTTGGAACCGCCATTGCTTGCTGACGGCTTGCAACTGATTGAGTAAATACGAAAGGATTAAAAGATGCGGTATTGTTAAAAGGCGCTGGCGCTGAAGCCGCGTCGACTGTAACCTCGACTGGCTTAGAAGATGTAAATATGTCCCGGATTCCCATTGGACATATTATACGCTATTGACTAGACATTAACCTATCTGAATGTCAACTTCTGATTCGGCGCGTGTCGCAAAATGTGTCACCATGGCAGAAGCAACTGCCCCGCAAACTATTCCGCTTTGCTTTCGACCCATAACCCAACCACCATCGCCTCGAGTTAATTTCACGGCACTTAAAACCTGACGTGTTAATTCCTCTTGATCCGCATGAGCAAGGCGAGCCGACGAAACGGCTGACACGAACTCGTCGCAACTTTGCTGATACTCCTGCCCCGTAATCTCATAAATAGGAATTCCTGCGGGAGCTAATCGAGCAGCTACTGCCGATGCTGTTGACTTGGAATATGCCACGGCATTGACTGGGAACTTGCGAACCCAGAAGGCAATGTCGTTAGCCATTTCTTTATCGTCAAGATTGACTGGGTTAAACCAAGTATGCAAAAGGCTGACCATGAATCTATCGCCGTCAATGCGCTGGCCTGCCACAAGGCTTGCATGCTTTCGGTCTGGGCTAAGGTCAATCGCCATCCAAGTATCTTTCTCGACCGATAATTGAGGCAAGTCATCGACCTTGCACTTCTTCCATTCGGCTTCAGATATAACTGGGTTAATCATTGACACGAATTGGCATAAGACTTCGGTTCTAAAAATATCTTCACGATCTGATAGCGAGTCTTTGATGTTGTCCTCGTGGACTGTCCAGCCAAGGCTCGGGTTAGATTGATACCAGGCATCCTTGTCGGTTATTTCAGCGCCCGGCTCTGCCGACCACTCAAACCAACCAATCGAATCGTCTGCGCCTTCACTAGCTGCAAGGCCACGCTCTCTGAACTTCAGCAGCATGACTGAATTGGCATGGCCTGCGTTGGAATAGACGTAAGCCTGCGGGTTGGGATTACTCATCTGGGTAAATCGCATTGAGGACCAAACATCCTCGGTATCGAACTCACGCAATTCGTCAATATGGATTACGTCGGGTGCTGCGATACCGCGAGCGGCTGAATTACCGGCACGGATAAGGTAGCGAGCGCCATTCTTAAACCGAATCTCTTGTGATCCCTTGGACTCGTACTTTTTTGAGAAGTTATCCAGGAGCAGTTGGCTATTTTCAATCATCTGGCTAACCTTGTAGAAGATTTCACTTGATGTAGTTAACTTATGAGCTGTAGCAAGGTGCATTTTCTCGCCAAGAACATAGATTCCAAATAAAATTCGAAGCGCCATGAAGGTCGATTTACCCTGCTGGCGTGGCAACATAATGCCAATTAGCGGATGAGCCCAGCGACCATCTGGCTTATAT